GTATGCAGGGCAGGGAAATGATGGGATGGCTATCTCATTTGCAGCATATTAGAGATAAGAATGTTGTGTTTGTCGGTATTCTTGACCAAAGAATAGATGACTATGGGCGCGAGACTTTTGAACTTCAACTTGAAGGCGCTAAAACTAGCCGTGAATTACCTGGCATTGTGGATGAAGTTATTACGATGGCTGTGATGTCAGATGATAACGGCAACCCTTATCGGGCTTTTGTTTGCCAAACTTTAAATCAATGGGGCTATCCAGCGAAAGATAGGTCTGGCAGACTAGAACTTCTGGAAGAGCCACATTTAGGCAAGCTTCTAGAAAAAATGAGCAATGGCGTTCCTCAAAACGAACGCACTATGAACTTTGTGAAACCTACTAATGAAGTGGAGAATGTAGAAAATGCTTAATTTAAATCAAATTGAAACCGCCGAAGAACAGAAGCCTCTGGAACTTATTCCTGACAAAACATCTGTTGTTGCAATTATTAATCTTCTTGGCGGTGACGAAGAGATGTCTGAATTTGGTCAAGGCATGTTGTTCAAGAAGTCTATGTCTAGTAGCGCTGTGTATTGCCCAATGGAGTTTACTATTATCGGGGGCAATCACGATAAAAGGCGTGTTTGGCACAACTTATTTGTTCATGGCGAGAAGCTAGATAATAACGGCGTTCCTGTCGCAAGGAATATTGGCTTGAACACGTTAAGGCGTATGGTCGATAGTATCTATAACTTGAAAAAAGACGACATGTCTAATGAAGCCCAGCAAAAACGCAACATTGCTGGTATTCAAGTTTTGCAGGGTCAACAGTTTTGTTTCTTGGTTGGTATAGAGCCAGAGCAAAACGGATACCCTGCTAAGAACAAAATGGTTGTTCCTTTGGTTCCAGGTGATAAAGATTATATCTCCATGAATAATGGCTCAGTGGCCTCAGCTGCACCTGCGGCGCCTAATGGCAATCAAGGTCAAATCCCACCAGCTACAGCGTCTGGGGTGGTTCCGTCTTGGGCTCTTAAATAGTTTGGCAATGAATTGAACTAACGGCATCCATAGATGGTGTTAGGCTCGTTTGGGTGGCACGAGTGCCGTAAAGCCACCCCCCACCAACGGAGAACATTATGCTCAAACATGTAGACTTGTGTTCTGGAATCGGGGGCTTTGCTCTTGGTTTTGGTTGGGCAGAATTATCTCACCCTGTTTTATTTTGCGATATTGAGCCTTGGTCACGCAAAATACTGGCAAAACATTGGCCTGATGTTAAGATTGCTAGAGACGTAAAGGAGTTAGCAAATGACCCAGATGGACTTGTTCCAGACTGCGACATCCTCACAGCAGGATACCCGTGCCAACCATTTAGTGTCGCCGGGAAGCAAAGAGGCGAAGAAGATGACCGCCACATCTGGCCTGAAATATTCCGCATTATTGAAGCAAAACGACCAAATTGGATTGTTTGCGAAAATGTTTATGGACACATCAGCATGGGGCTCGACACAGTGCTTTCTGACTTGGAAACCGAAGGCTACTCCTGCCAACCGTTTATTGTTCCAGCTTGTGCCGTCAACGCCCCACACAGAAGAGATAGAATCTGGATTGTGGGCTACGCCGAGAACAACGGACGGGACGGGTGGACCGAGGCAATTGGACGAGAGGGGGCGCAGAATAAGCAAGTCGAGCAATTTAGTGTTCGGGGCAAACTTAGCAGACCAAGTGAAAATGTGGCCCACGCCAACAGCGACAGAACGGAGCGGGATAAATCCGAAAACAGGGAAGGGAGCGGGGTTGTCAAAAACAGTGCAAATGTGGCCTACACCGACAACAAGAGATCACAAGGGCGGTTATCTGGGGGGAAGGACGCGGAACGGCAAAGTGAGCATGGACACACTCGATGTAGCAGTGCAGTACACAGACAACCAACAGAAGAATGGTGGGCAGCTGAACCCAACGTGGGTCGAGTGGCTAATGGGGTATCCAAAAGGGTGGACCGACTTAAAGGATTAGGAAACGCAATAGTCCCACAGATTGCAATGCAAATAGGGCTATGCATCAAACAGGTAAATGAACAAAATGAGAGTTGAGATAAACTTAGTTCTTTTTATGAAGAATAAATCTTATAAAAAGATAGATGGCTTTTTGAGCGTTGCTGACTCTCGTGAAGATAATAAAGAGTTAATGGACGCAATGTGTGATTTTATTGATGACGTAACAGAAGACTACATGGATGCATTTACATCGGGCTTGGCTCAAATTGTAACTGGCAGAAACAATGTACATTATGTCTCTTTTAAAAATCCTAATGTAAAATCTAAGGATGCTAAACAATGGAACCTAATAATTCCAGAATCAACGATGGTTCAATAGAAGAAGATACATTATCAAATGTAGCCAAAATATTTGGCAATATAGGATGGGAAAAACGGCTGTGTGATTTACAGGAAAAAGAAGTTCTTGGGATGGTCGCCTATTTTCAAAAAATGAAGGAGATTAGGGATGAGTTTACAGAGCAAGGGCTTCTTGAATTTGAACAGAGTATCACCAGTTCTGACACCGAAGACTTCCCAAACGACCCCATACCTTTCTGATGCTATAGAACTAATCTCTTATGAGATTGATAAAGCTATATGCGTAAATAATGATGAACAGCCAAAAAGAAAGTATCTTGGCGGCTCATCTCTTGGCAGCCCCTGCCCAAGACAAATTCAGTACAGATATATGCAAGCTGCCCCGGATGAAGAGAAAGAGTTCTCCGCCAGGACGTTACGCATATTTGATATGGGTCATTTCATAGAAGATATGATTGCTGGCTATTTAAGGCGTGCTGGCTTTGAATTAAAGACTCATGACTCCCAAGGTAAGCAATTTGGCTTCTCAGTCGCTGACGAGCAAATAAAGGGGCATATTGACGGTGTTATATGTTCTGGGCCAGTTCCAATAGATTATCCGTTTTTATGGGAGTGTAAGTCCGCAAACAGCAAAAAGTTTAACGAATTTGTGCGTAGAGGAGTAGCTGATGCTAATCCTGTTTATGCTGCACAGGTATCGTTGTACCAAGCTTATATGGATTTAACAGAAAATCCTGCCTTGTTTACGGTAATGAATAAAGATACAAGTGAGATTTACTATGAGCTAATTCCTTTCAATAAAGAGCTGGCTCAGAAAACAAGTGATCGGGGGGTAGAGATATTGCAAGCTACAAAGGCGGGGGAGATGTTGCCACGAGTTGCAGCTAATTCAGATTACTTTACTTGCAGATATTGTGAGTTTCACAAAACATGTTGGGCATAGAAAAAGAGGCCGCTCGAAAGCGACCCCTTTAGGTGTGAAACGAAACTAATGAACAAAAGGAAACATAAGTCTCAAGGTACAATATAATGAGTATGATACGGTTTGACAATACTAAATCTGGTACTGCGAATGATTTGGTAGAAAAAATTAGCAGAGAAGTTCCTCGTTCTGTACAGGTTGATACCCTGATTCAGACGTATCCTAATGGAAAAATAAGAGGCACTGATTTTCTTTTGGGCTCGTTAGCTGGTGAGGCTGGGGAGAGTTTAAAGATTGATATTAACCCAAACAGCCCACATTTCATGAGAGGTCAAGACTTTAACGGTGGCGAGGGAATCGGCGGCATTGTTAAAATACTGATGGCAGCAAGAGGTATGCGCCTGCCTGAAATAAAAGAAATGTTCGGGTCTTATCTCACAGACAATGTGGTATACAGTCCTGATTGGAAAACAAGTAAGGGTATAAATCTTAACACAATACCCGTTCAAAGTTACACAAATGGTGTTGAGCCTGCTGAATCAGAAAAAGTTCGCATTGATATAAACACCGAACATAACGGGCAATGGGACTATATCAGTCGTGACGGCGAAGTATTGGTAACTGTACGCCGTTATGACATTGACGGTAAAAAAGAGTTCAGGCCTTGGGTTCCAGGTGTAAGATATCCAAAAGCACCTGAAGTTCGGCCTTTATACAATATCCCGAACATTTTAAATGAGCAGCGTGTTGTATGGGTGGAGGGTGAAAAGTGCGCCCAAGCATTAATTGATGCAGGCATTCCAGCAACATGCACCCTCGGTGGGGCTGGGGCATTAACTCGTAAAAATGCGGAGAAGTTTGATTTCACGCCGTTAAGGGGGAAAGACTTAGTTATTTGGCCTGATAATGATGATGCTGGCAGGCGGCTTGCTGAAATTGTTCGGGAAGTTGCCATAGACGCAGATGCGAACACAGTAACGATACTGCAACCACCAACAGGCAAGCCACCAAAATGGGATGCGGCTGACGCAATAAATGAAGAGTTTGATGTTAGTGAGTTTGTGGAAAATGGTGCAGGCCATACGCACAGAACAATCAATCTTCTCAACGACAGCCTGCTTATCTCTAGGTTTACAGGGAGTGCGCCTGTACAAGAGTTTTTGGTTGACGGCACATTTCCTATCGGAGTTCCAATAATATTTGCAGCGGCGGGAGATGCTGGTAAAGGCATGATGACCCTTGACTTGGCTATGAAAGTAGCCGCAGGCAGGCCATTGCAAAATGCTTTTGGAGGCACGGTAAAAGAGTTCGGTGATGTTGTTATATTTACAGCAGAAGATGATGAAGCGGAGATGCATAGACGTATTGAGCGCTTGGATGAGGCAGGCCTACGGTTCGATTACCCGAACAAATTACATGTTGTGCCGCTGCCCAATGTCGGTGGTGTGTTTCCCATACTAAGAGACAATATGGGTGATTATTCGGAGACAGACGAGTTTAAGAAAATATACGAACAAATTTTACAGCTCGATAACCTGAAGCTCATTGTATTTGATCCGTTGGCATCTTTTGTACACGCAGATGTAAATGCTGACCCTGCGGCTGGTGCGGCTCTAACTGGCTTGTTATCTAGGGTTGCGACAGAAACGGGGGCGGCAGTCATTGTATGTCACCACATGACTAAAGTTCAGGGCGATAAAATTATCTCGAAGCCTGAAGAGGCTCGTAATCTTATTCGGGGGACATCGGCGTTGGTTGACGGTGTGCGTTGCGCTTTTGCCATTTGGCAGTTAGATGAGAAAACGGCTCGGGGCCGCTGTCATGATTTGGGTATAGAATACCAACGTAATCGTTGTTTTGACGGGGCGATTGTGAAGTCAAACGGGCCTGCGGATCGCAATATACGAAGTTTTGTTCGGGATACACTTACAGGATTGCTGCAAGATAGAACCGAACAAATTAACAATCTTAATCAAAGCAATCAATCACAGATGCGTAAAGATGCAATGTTCAGATGGATTCAGGATTGCGAAGCAAATGGTCGGGCTCTGTGTCAGCGTGGTGGTGCTGATAGTATCATTGAGAGATTAACGGATTCAGATGCTCCTGCTATTCTTCAAAACATTAGCCAGTATATTGCTGACCAAATTGTTCGGGAATTGTTGTCAGAGCGGCGTATAGAGAAGTATTCGTTTACCACAACAGGTGGGCGCAAGTGGCTTGGCACAACAAATGGTGTGATGAGTCGGGGTGAGTATGAAGCAGTTACAGCGAGGGATCTC